GGGGAGACATCGGACGCAACGCGCTAGGCATCGGTGGTGATGGTAATGCGCCAGCCACTAGTTACATGGATAGCGGCATGATACGCATTATCAAGAATGGCGGCAGCCTCAAGGCACACACCGCCAACGACCCACCAGAAGGCTGGATGAACTTTACAAAATTAGTTGAGCAAAGTGCCTTTTTTGCTATGGGATGGCGGCGCGAGATGCTCGACAGTTCAGACGTGGGTGGAGCTGGCGTGCGTGGCTTTGCGGCAGACATCAATAAATCAATTTCAGCAAGGCGCGAGGTAATCGAAAGCGGTTACAGGCGCATTGCACAATACATCATTGCCAAGCGAGCCAAGATGGGCGCATACAACCTGCCAGAGGACTGGTGGAAAGTAACCTTCACCAAGCCAGCAGAATTCACCGTTGACGAGGGCAGAATGCGCTCTGCTGATATTGAAGATTTACGCGCAGGCTTAATCACAGCCACAGACATCACAGAGCGCAGAGGCGAGAGCTATGATGATATAGTTATCCAACGTGCCAAGGAGTTGGCATTACTCAAGAAGGTAGCCGAAGACTACGGCCACAATGTTTCAGAGCTGGCAATACTCACCAAGCCTGGCGACATGCTACCAACAGAAACCGAATCAGAGGATGAGGTTGAGCATAAAAAGGCATTGCTGAACTTTGAATCACTTAAAGCCAAGTTTGACTCTTATGGCGTGGGCGTGCGTGCTGGCAGCATCACACCACAGACAGACGACGAGACAGCATTCAGAGCCGAGGCAGGCTTGCCAGCAGTTGGCGACGCAGTCAAGAAAGCGTGGCAAGATGACGGCGGCTACCGCAGGCCAATCACTTTACAATCAGGCACCGAGTCAAAAGCTGACATCGATGTGGCTGATGAAAACAACAACAACAACAACACAGATACAACAGATGACCAATAATACATGGTATAATATGACAGCAGCCGAGGGTGAAACCTCCGCTGAAATCAGCATCTATGACGCTATTGGGTCATTTGATGTTAACGCAAAGCAGTTCGTCGACGAGCTGAAAGAAATTAATGCAGACACAATTAACTTGAGAATCAATTCTCCAGGTGGATCAGTGATCGACGGCAACGCAATGTTTAATGCACTCCAACGCCACCCAGCCAAAGTGATCACTCACATTGATGGACTCGCAGCAAGCATGGCATCAGTCATCGCTATGGCAGGCGACGAAGTGCATATGGCAGACAACGCACTGCTAATGATCCACAACCCTTGGACGTTCTCTATGGGTGACGCTGATGAACTACGTGCAGACGCTGACTTACTCGACAAGATGAGCGCCAGCATCCTCAGCTCATACGGTCGCAGTCAATACGAGGTTGACGAACTAAAGAACCTCATGGATGAGGAAACCTGGTTCACAGCACAAGAAGCATTTGACGCTGGGTTTGTTGATCACATCAGCACGGGCCTCCGCGCAGCAGCCGGCGATATCACAGCAATGGCAGAAGGTGCAGAAATCAAAGTGCCAGCCGAGAAGCAAGTCGTTTCACTGACCAAGCAGATCGACGCAGTCACCAAGGCAAGCACAGAAATATCCGCAGACTTGCTTGAGCAGGTTGTCATCAACCAAGCACTTGAAGCTAAGGTTGAGGAAATCACTACCGAGCTTGCATCAGCAGCCTTAACAATGGAAGCCGCAGAGGCATCCGTCGAGAAGGTTGCAGCCGAGCTTGAAGCTAAAGCCGCAGAGGTGGTAGCCAAGGATGCAGAAATCGAGCAAGCCAAAGAAGTCAGCGAAGCCGCTGTCGCAGCTAAGGCAGCCGAGCTTATCCAAGCCAACACACACCAACCTGTTGCAGATCGCTGCGATGAGGATATCGAAGACCTTTACACACAATACACCAATCTCAAGGCAACTAATCCAGAAGCCGCAGGCGCTTTCTGGCGCGAGAACGAGGCAGCAATCAAAGCCTCAATTTAATCAACCCAACCAAATAACAAATAACAAACTAATATCATGGCCAACTCAATTACAGGCATCAATGACGACATCATCTCACAAGCAGTGCTTGAGGGATACACCACCGCAATCGCACCTCTTGCAGCATTCGCAACTGACTTCAGTTCTGACGCAGCTCGGCGTGGCGAGAAAATCAGCATCATGCGTGACAACACCGCTATCGACGCGGCAGTGGACAAAACCACACACGCAGACTACACCATTCAAGACGCAGACAGCGACGCCGTAGAGGTAACTCTCGGACAGCCTAAGTATGTTTCTTGGGGACTTGACGACGTAGAAATCGCCAGCAGCAGCATCCTTACAATGGAGCGCTTCGGCCGCCGCAAAGGTAACCTACTCGCAAAAACCATCCTCCAGGATATTTTAAGTGAAGTGACAGCCGCCAATTTCGGGGCCGCAGCCAGCACAGGTTTGGCAGCTAACTTCGACGAGGACGATGTTGCAGACATCGCCGAAGCATGTGACACAGCCGACTGGGATCAAGACGACCGCTATCTTGTTCTTTCACCCGCTTACATCGCAGCACTTCGCAAAGTTGGTGCAATCAAGGATACATCTGGCTATGGCTACAATGCCATTCAGTCTGGCGATATCCCAATGCTCCACGGCTTCAAGGTCATCATGTCCAACTCTATCCCAGCTAACGCTGAGAACCTTGTTGGCTTTGCATCTGACGGCAACGGCATTGCATCAGCATTCCGCTACCTTGCACCACAGCAGGGCCACAAGTATGACCGCGCTGAAGCCCTCGTTGGCGAAGGTGGCATGACACTTGGCTTGCGTGACTGGTATTCAGAAGACAGCGGCGTTCGCAAGACCGTCATCGAAGCAGTCTACGGATACGAGACAGGCATCAGCACTGGCATCAAGCGCATCGTTTCTGCTTAATCTTAACCAACTAAAGCAATGGCATCATACGCATTACTCATCGGCACAAATGGCGACAAGAGGACGTTGATCGAATCCGGTCAGCCTGTGGAAATCCGCAGACAATTCAAAGAGGTCACAGCCAAGGATGGTTTTGAGCTTGTTGAGGTAATCGACAAGAACCTCGGAAGGATTCGCCAACGCCGCTTTGTTAAAGCCGCACCGGCAGCTAAGAAAGCAGCTAAGAAAAGCAAATAAGTTTACTCATAACAACACAAGGCGTCACTCCTCACGGGGTGGCGCTTTTTTTGTGTCTGTGAAATAAGATGAAATAAAAGTTGACGCAATCAAGATGTGATGTAATATGTATTTAACAAAGCGAACGACACGCTGCACAACCATCAAAAATATGAAAACAGAACCAGAGCTTTTAATAGTTCCCGCCAGCCTAGACCAAGACATAAAAAACATTCACCAAGCATTGGGAGATATCCAAGATAAATACTGGGATCTTGATGATGATTCTTGTATTGATTTATATCCTGGGCACGACGGCATAACATTGTTAATGGAAGAACCATACACAGGGAAAAACCTCAAAAAGAAATGGGGGTGGCCCAAATTCTGGGATGTTTTTTTCAAGGCGGAAACCGAGGCTTTCAATACAAAGCTGGCGAAGGAAATGATAGCCATCTTGTCTGATGGATGCAAGAAGGCAGAATCCTTACGAAATGAAACAAGCAATAATTTTGAGGGGTGGAAGAAGTGCTGCGACATGGTTACGGAGTCACTCGGCAAAATGAAACCAGGATACGGGCCAGACGATGAATAAAAAACAACACGGCGGCGCACGCAAAGGAGCAGGCAGACCAGCCACAGGGCGCACGGTGAAAGCATCAAGTATCACCATGACCCCAGAGCTATGGGCGAAGCTGGACAAGATCAAAAAGGACAAGACGCGTTCGGCATGGATTGCTGATAAAATCAAACTTACAAAAGAATCATGAAGACGTGTACAAAATGCAAAGTGGAGCAGCCTTTGGCTGATTTTCACAAAGATAAAAACAGAAAGGATGGTTTACACCTACATTGTAAGGCTTGCGTAAAACAATACTTCAAAAAAAACAAAGAAGCCATTGCAGACCAAAAGAAGGACTATTACGAGCAGAACAAAAAACATCTTATTGAGTATAGTAAGCAGTGGTATAAAGAGAATAGCGACTATGTTTGTGATATTAAAAAGCAGTATCGCAAAGACAACAAACATAAAGTTGACGGTTGGAAGAAGCAATGGGAAAAGGAGCGTAGAGCCAATGACCCAGCACACATCATGATAAAGAACCTTCGCAGTGGTTTATATACGGCAATGAACGGAACATCCAAACCGAAGAAGACAATGGAGCTACTAGGGTGCACAAGAAAACATTTCATACACCACTTAGCATCCCAGTTTACTGAGGGTATGAATTGGAAAAATTATGGAGTTCATGGGTGGCACATTGACCATATGCAACCAATATCATTGTTTGATCACAACGACCCAGAGCAAGTCGCTGTTTGTTGGCACTACACCAACCTGCAACCGCTGTGGGCGAAGGACAACATAAGGAAGTCAAACAAGGTATGAGTGATTGACATTTTAGCAGCTGTGTTTATTATGATTGACAACATGAGCAGCTTTAAGAATTTCGCCAAGATGGGCATTACACACACGCTCAGGGTCATCGGAGAGCCAGCCAGCATTGGTGGCAATCAGTTCCAAGCCTCCTTTGAGGAGTCAGATATGGACGTCACAAGGCATGTTTTCGGTGACGAGGATGAGGTGACCACAGTGGCGGTGTGCCTCAAGTCAGAATTAACCAATGCTCCGCGCATAGGCGAGACACTCATAAGAGTTAACGAGCGTAAAACATACGTGATCACCGAGGTTCAAGATGACATCGAAAGCTACGACATAACAATGAGGCGCAAAGATGGCTAGAAGTAAGGACATCGACATTGATGATTCTGTCTTTCAGAAGCGAGCTAAAGAGTTGGCCCGCAAGCTAGGCAAAGACGAGAAAGAGTTCATTAAGCAGCAGACTGGCATCCTAGCGCGAGAGGTGGCGAGAATGACACCGCCATTCGCATCATTTCCAAAGCTATCAAACTCAGCATCGGTCGGATCAGCCAAAGACATCAAGGCGGGCAAGTGGGCGGTTTACATTGACGTGGCGCAAATCTGCACAGTCAAAACCAAGGGCGAAATCACAAAAGCAGTCAAGAGCTGGGGTGTTGGGCCGATTGTCTATGGTAACAAAACTATTGCCAAGGGAGTAATCAACGACGCAAGCAGACTGCACGCGTGGCACTCAGCCAACCAAGGAGCGAACAACAGGACGAAGCCGCTAATGGGGGCAAATCGTTACTGGGTAAGCGCACCAGTATTTAAGGCATATGTGAAGACACAACAAGCCAACGTAGGCACAGCAAAAGCTGCATTCTACAAAGCTGCGATAGCTTTAGGTGCCAAGGTGACCGCGCCGGCTGGCGTTAAAAACAACAAGGTCAACTCTGTTGGCACAGGCACAGTGAAGAAGGGAAGCAGCGGCTCAAAGGGAACAATCATGGGCAGGGCTGGTGGTTTGTTTCACACCAACAAATTTTTACCAATGCTCAGAAAAAACAGGCTAATCAAGGCAGTCAAGCGTGGTGAGTTTCTTATGCGGAAAGCAGCAAAGGATTCCAACTTCAAAGTGGTTTGACAAACGGCTTTATTTATTATAGAAAACACCATGCCAGCCACATCCGACGAAGAGGTATTTTGCTTCGAACAGAATTTTGAACAATCTTTCTATGACTTCTTACTAGCTGAAGGGATTGAACTTGCAACAGCCAACGACCCGCAGCGGCTCGGTGATGACTATGTTGGCGTGCAGTTCATGGTTAATGGCATCGCTGAAGATGAACACATGAGCGAGAAGCCAGGCGGAAACCTGGAATATGACCACTATCTGTTTGGCGTAGAAATTACCATCCACACAGACCGCATAGAGAACGCCGTGCCAGGTGCAGCGTTCAGCCGCTACCACCGCGAGCTAGTGGCAAAAGTGCGAAACCTTCTCAGCATTTCACGGGCAGCCGAGGGCGCAAGCCTCAACGATCAAATCACGCTTTACTGGATCAACCGGCTTGTTGCCGCTGAAACCAATTACACAGCATATGATAATAGCTACGATGAAACCGTGCTGACATACGAAGGCGACTTCAGCATCTTACCAGAGGCGTGGCCCGTATAACTTTTCAATATTGACAAACGCAAGCGGCAATGCATAAATAGAAACCGCAAAACCAACTCAAAACAAATATAGATCATGGCCATCCCATACAGCTCACAAGCAGACCAACCTCTCGGTTTAGAAACCGTCACCATCAACCTCATCGCCTACGTGGTTGATGATATCAACCTTTCCGCCACAGAGAACAGAATCATCAGCCGCACCGACGCTCTTGGCGACCGCGCTGATTACATGATTCGTGAAACTGGCACACCCATCGAAGGCACGATGACCTTACAACGCGCCACCGATACCACAGTTCTACCATCAGAAGGCACAGAGTTTACTTACGACTTCGACCGCAGCGGCACAGCTTCCACGCTTGTCGTTCATAGTGTGAACGTAAACCGCAGCAAGGACGCATTCGACACATTTAGTGTTGGCGTTGTCCTAGTCACCTATCAGGCATAAACGATGAAGATTAAACTGTCCCAAGACCACTCGATTGCAGGCAAGATTGAGAACGCTGAAACCATCGTGGACATCCGCGAAGGCGTTGCGCTCGACCTCATAAAGCGCGGCATCGCTGAGTCACTCAGCAAGCCAAAGCCCAAAGCAAAGAAGTCGACGAAGGATAGCGAATAACAAAACTTTTTGACGTAGGTTTTCGGCCCTGCTCGCCCAAAAGCGGGCGGGGCTTTTTCTTTAAAACAGCATGACCATTGCAGAAGAATACCAAGCAGAGCGCGAGCGCCTTGAACTAAACAGGCAGCTTGATTGGTCAACCTTTTCCAAAGACTACATCGTAGCTGGTGAGAAGCTGAAACAAATGACAGTGCAGACATGGTTTGACTTGCTGGCACTAAAGTCTCCCATGCTGCATAAAGAAGAACCAACATTAGAATCTATCGTTGATTATGTATGGCGCAACAGCACCAGATTCACAGAAAATTATTGGTTGAAAGAGTGGCGCGTCTTTTGGCTTTATAGGCGCGTTTTAAAAAGCGTAAGAAAAACCAGTGATGGAATGGACATGATTGCCACAGTTTGCGAACACCTCAAAAGCTCGCTAGATGAGTTCCCAACAGACACCAACGGATCAAGCAGTGGCAACACGAACAAAATCTCGCCAGTATCTGGTGAGGCATCAATGGTTGATGAACTAGCCACACGCTACAGCATGAATCCAGAGGATGTGTTAAAGATGCCATTGCGCAGAGCATTCAGCCTACAGCGCACCATTAGACTATCAACCATCCCAGGCTACAAGCTGCTTGAGGCTGATTCAATTAGAGCAATAAAATCAAAATATTTACAAAGTTTAAATAATGGCTAAGAGCGAAATCAAAATGACCATGTCTCTTGCCACACAAGGGGCAACGAGGGCGTTGTCCTCAATGGGGGCAAAGATCAGAACCTTTTCAGAAAAGGGCAGTGCAGCACTAAACAGAGTTGCTCAAGTTGGCGTTGCTGGAATTATTGCAGGCTTTGGTGCAGCGGCACGCAGCAGTCTGTCTCTGGGTAGAGAGATTGAGAACCTCTCAAGGGTAGCAAACAGCACGCCGGCAGAGTTTCAGAAGTGGGCATATGCTGCGCAAACCGTAGGCATAGAGCAAGAGAAGTTGGCTGACATGTTTAAGGACTTCGACGAAAGAGTTGGTCAATTTATCAACGACGGAAGCGGAGAACTCAAGCAGTTTTTCACTGAAATAGCGCCAAAAGTGGGAGTGACCGCAGAGGAGTTTGCTAAGTTGTCTGGGCCAGAGGCTATCGGTCTATATGTCAAATCACTTCAACAAGTGGGCATTGAGGGCAAATCATTTGATGAATACCTTGAGCGGACAGCTTCAGATATGAAGGTGTTGAGCCCTTTATTTGCAGACCAAAGCAAGGTCCTTAAACAGCTGTCTAAGGATGCTGTGACAAACGGCCAGGTGATGAGCGACGCCACATCAAAGGCACTCAACAAGATGAGCCTGTCCTTTGATAGATTTAAAAAGAAGGCAGTCATCAAGGTTGGCCAGATAATAGGAGGTGAGGGAGATCACGCCGCAATCAAGCAACTGGGTGCACAGTTCATGGCAATGATGGCAAAGGTTGGCGTTTGGCTTGGCAATGCCTTTCTGGGTGCAGTCAAGACACTAGCAGCGGGAATGATAGCATCAGTGCAGACACTGGTGCCAAGGCTTACATCAGGGTTTAAATCTCTTGGGCTTGTTCTTAAACGGGCCATTGCTCCTGTTGTGAATGATCTCGTTGACACGCTAAACAATATTCCAGGCATAGAGTTGCCAAAGATGGACGTCTCGGAGATCGAGCAACAACTCATAGATTTAAGCAACGCACCGAAGAAAGGGTTTAGCGAAAGCTTTAACCAAGCACTGGAAGGTATGAATCACCTTAGCTTTTCGGCAGAAAACGCAGTTGGTTTCTGGGAGGACATGGCGGGCCAACAAGGTAAGATATTGACAGGCGCTCAAGGCACAGCAGAAGCAACCACAACCACTGCAGGGAACGTATCTATTATTGCAGATAAATACAGAACTATCAAAGAGCTAGAGCTTGACTTGCAGAAGGCAATGGCAGACGGCGACAAGATGGAACAAGGGGCACTGCAAGATCAAATAGAGTTGGAAAAGCTTGTCGCAGACCTTAGAAAGCAGGGCATCACGGACAGAAAAGAGGCTTTGGCTATTGCTGAGAAAATACTATTTAACCAGAAAGAAATGGAAAGGGCTGAAGAGGCGCTGATGGACGCACACATCGAGGGCAACGACGCGCTCATTCACGAAGAACAAAAGCGACTGGATATGCTAAAAAGCATTGATGATGTGATGAAATCAACTGGCAAAAACTACGACGACGCCGTTATTGCTGCCGAAAAGCTTGCCGCCATAAGGTTCGGCCCAGACTTAAACCAGAGCGGGTTTGCAACGAACAGAGAGCAGAGGGAATTTGACAGACAGCAAAAGATAAGACAACGGGCTATAGATAAAAGGATTGCAGCAGAAAAAAGAGAAGAGGCTTTATTAGGTGGTGGCTTATTGGGAAAAAGAATCCCAAGAGACAAAGCCCCAGAAGCTAGAGCGGCAGACAGGAAAGAGGACAGAGTAAGAAGGGCAGACATTAGAGAGGCACAGAAAAGAATGCGCGCAGGAGAAGATGCAGGCAAGCTAATGCAGGAGATGAACGAGCGCAGGGCAGCACGTCAGGAAGAAGCAGTTAAAGATGTTGCAAAAAAACCAATGACAAATCTCGAGCGTCAAGCAGCTAAAAATAAGGCGTTGCAAGACAAAAGGGATGCAGAGGAAAAAGCAAAAAATCAACCAAACGGCCCAGACGGCAAGCCTGTTGGCCCAGGTGGCAACCACGTCGGCCCAGACGGCAAGATGGTAGGCCCGAATGGCGAGCCACTAGGCCCGAATGGCAAACCTGTTCCAGCAGGCCCAAAGAAACCAGGAGGCGGCAAAGACCCATCACTTGACAAACTTGACAAGATCATTACCGAGCTAGGATCAATCAACAAATCGTTACAATGTT